ATAACTTTAGAGGATTATATGACGGCACAGAACGCAGTGTGGTACAATTCATTAATGGTAATAGAAATTCTGCCTACGATATTACTCCGTATCAACGAACACTGTTAATTGACGCAGATTTTCTTATATTTTCCAACAGATTATCAGAATATTGGGACATAGACAGTGATGTTATGATTGGAGAATCTATCAACGATATATACGACAATCAACGAATGGGGTATCATGACCGATATGTTTCTGACGTAGGCGTTAAATTGTATTGGGCCACTACAGTGATGTTTACAAAAAATACATATTCTAAAATGTTTTTTGATCTTGTTCGACATATTAAAGATCATTATCAATACTACGCCGACACATATAGATTTGATTCAAAACAATATAGAAACGATATTGCATTTAGTGTTGCTAGGCATATATTAGGAGGTTTCGAACAGTCGCCAATGGGATGTTTGCCTCCGGTTTTAACATTATTAGACAGGGATATATTACACTCAGTAGATGCCAGTAAATTGACTGTGCTGGTATCCCCGAAATTAAATGACAACTATTGTGCAGCTTCAATACAGAATCTGGATATTCATATAATGAATAAGCAGAGCATAGTAAGACACAGTGATCGATTGTTGGAATTGATATGAAGTTTGGATATCTACTAGTCGTAGCGGAACATGAAACTGTGAATTATCTACAGTTGGCATATGCATTAGCATTGAGCATAAAAAACACGCAGAGACCCGGGTTTGATCAAGTTGCTTTGGTAATAGATAACAAACAAAAACTTAATGATTTAACCAGCAGTTGGGTTTTTGATCACGTTATAGAATGGAGTCAAGAAACATTTTGGAATGGTAGATCATGGATGGATCAACTTACCCCATTCGAATATACTGTATGTCTAGATGTAGATATGTTGTTTATGCGAGATTACAGTCATTGGGCTGAGTACTTTATTGAGCACAGTGAATTATATGTAGCCAATAAAAGTTACACCTACAGAGGTGAAACTGTGGTAGATCAACATTATCGTAAGACTTTTACAAAGAATAATTTACCTAACCTTTACAGTCTATACACTTTTTTTAAAAAAGACAGCGAGATAACTAAAGAATTTTTTAATCTAGGAAGAGATATTATAAAAAATCCCGTAGAGTTCTCAAATGCTTTTTTGTCGAATCATAAGCCTCGAGTTCTAGGCACAGACGAGGCATTTGCATTAGCAGCTAAAATATTAGATATCGCAGATGACATTGCGTATCCTCTAGAGTTTCCTCGAGTAATACATATGAAATCTATGATACAGAATTGGCCATGGCCTGCTGACTGCTGGAGCGATCATGTGGGATTTTATTTAAATCGAAAAGGCGAACTAAAAATAGGAAATTATCAACAGCATGACATTGTTCATTATGTTGAAAAAGATAAAATCAATAATGAAATAATCAATATTCTCGAGGAGATAACATGGAAAAAATAGAAGATTTTGATCATTGGTTCACAAATTTTAAATTACCACCTGTAAAATTTGTCGCAGTGTTTAATCCTGATACTGGAGCAGTAATCAGTGTAGGACCTAGTCATGCTTTCAAGGATCAAAAACACAAGATTACTGTAGATAAAGAATTAGCAGAATCTATAATTAACGCAGAAATAAAAATTGATAATTGTGTAGTTGATATGAATTCTAATACCTTGGAAGTGGCAGAAATAAAAAGTGTTTATAAGATAGATGATGTTTTGCATAGAATCATTTCTAAGAAAGATTCTGAAATAAAAAAACCAGATATCTATATTAAGTATGATTCGAAACTTTCTGTCTTAAAAATCGAAATGTCTACAGAATTCGGGGGAACACGTAAAGCCAGAGCTGGGATAAAGAAACGTAATATTGTGTGGGACGGCGACACTGAAATGCAATTTTTTATTACTGAATATAACGATCCCAACTTGCTCTTTGAAGTAGTTACTGTTACAATTAACGATCTCATTGGAAAACACAAGTTGATAACAGATTTTAACTATTCTAAATTCAGTGTATATACCAGAAGATTATTTAAAAATTATGTGATTGAATATCGATGAAAATAGTTGAATTTGACATAGTATTTTTAAGCTACGACGAACCAAATGCTGAATTGCACTATGCAGATCTCTGTGGCAAAGCTCCTTGGGCTAAACGAGTACATGGAGTTAAGGGCAGCGATCATGCACATAAAGCAGCAGCTGAATTATCATCAACTGACTGGTTTATAACTATAGATGCAGACAATATTGTAGATCCTAAGTTTTTTGATCTTGATCTTGACATGACAGATCCTAAGATACGGGTATATGGGTGGTGCGGCCGCAACAGCATCAATGGACTACGTTATGGTAATGGCGGAATAAAAATTTGGAATAAGAAATTTGTTCTGAACATGCGAACACACGAAAATGCAGTCAGCGATAGAGCTCAAGTTGATTTTTGTTGGGAGGACGGTTATCGTAATTTTCCTCGAGTTTATAGTGACAGCATCATCACAGGCTCACCGTTTCAAGCATGGCGAGCAGGATTTCGAGAAGGCGTCAAGATGACATTGTTAGATGGAGTTCGAGTTCCGTCACAAGAAATTCGAGAACGAATTTGGTGGCATAATATTCATAGATTGAGAATGTGGAGCACCGTTGGGATGCACGAAGACAACGGGATATATGCTATTCTTGGCTCCCGCATGGGAACGTGGATGACTAACTGCACAGACTGGGATTATGTCCAGGTCCGAGATTTTGAAGTATTGAGAGAAATCTATGAAACTAAAGTTAAGCATTTTGATGTAGAACACGATGCTCAAGATTTAGGTTATCATTTAAGAACTAAGTTAGGCTTAGATTGGCCTTGGTTGGATGCAAAACAAAGCAAGTATACCTTAGACCTATACGACGAAACAATAAATTTAGGGTTGACTTATTTCAAACAATAATGTACGATATTATTTTCATCAGTTATAATGAACCAAATGCGGATGCTAACTTTGCAAAATTAAGATCTAGATTTCCTAGATCTCAACGAGTGCATGATGTCAAAGGCATACATCAAGCACATATTGCGGCTGCTAACAACTCTTTTACCAAGATGTTTTGGGTAGTGGACGGCGATGCAGAAATAGTTGACTCGTTCAATTTTGATTATGTTGTTCCTAAAGAAGATATAGAATGTGTGCATGTTTGGCGCAGCATAAATCCTATAAATGATTTACAATACGGATATGGCGGAGTTAAATTGTTACCAAAAAAACTTACACAGACCATGGATGTATCTAAGACAGATATGACAACCAGCATTTCGTCATGGTTTAAAGCCATGCCAGAAATCAGTAATGTCACGGCATTCAATACCGATCCGTTCAATACTTGGAAATCAGCGTTCAGAGAATGTTGCAAATTAGCCAGCAGAACCATAGACCGTCAAGACGACATAGAAACACAACAGAGATTAGATGCATGGTGTAAATTTAATGACGGTGTGCCTTTTGGGTTCTATGCATTTCTAGGAGCCGAGGGCGGTAAGCATTACGGTGAAAATAATCAGAACAATCTTGAGGCATTAAAATTAATAAACGATTTTGATTGGTTAGCATCTGAATTTTCCAAGGTCAAGGAACGACTACGTGGACGATAAAAGTAGAATACAAAAGTTCATTCCTATAATGAATGAAATCTCTCCCACATTTTGCCTAGCCAAATGGCACCACACTACGATCTATTTGCAAACAGGCGAAACACATAGTTGTTATCATCCTGCTCCTCATAAAATTCCTCTAGATGAAATTGTAATAGATCCTAGTGCATTACATAATACCAAAGAAAAAATCAGCCAACGTGCTGAAATGATTGCAGGCGAAAAACCTTCCGGATGTAATTATTGTTGGAACATTGAAGCATTGGGCGAAGATTATATCAGTGACAGGCATGAACGCAATGCCAGTATCTTTACAGAACAAAGACTAGGAGCTATTAAAACCAATCCTCTAGCTCCTGTTAATCCGCAATACATCGAAGTGAGTTTTGGTAATGAGTGTAATTTTAAATGCGGATATTGCCACCCAAAACACAGCAGCAGTTATTACAAAGAAATCAAAGATCATGGTCCATATGATATGGTCAAAAATCATCGCAACGATATCGACTGGTTTCAAATCTACGAAGAAGAAATCAATCCTTATGTAGAAGCATGGTGGCAGTGGTGGCCAGAAGTTTCGAAAACTTTAACTATCTTACGTATCACTGGCGGGGAACCGCTATTACAAAAATCAACTTGGAGACTTTTAGATGAGCTTGATAATAATCCTAAACCTAATCTTGAGCTTAATATTAATAGCAACTTCGGAGTTAAACCGATACTCATCGATCGATTAGTAGAAAAAGTAAATGCATTATTAGTCAAGGGTGCTATTAAAGATTTTAAAATTTTTACCAGTATGGATACATGGGGTGCTCCTGCAGAATATATTCGCACAGGGCTGGATCTAACAGTTTGGGAACGTAACCTAGATACCTATCTAACAAAAACACAGTTACCGATTACATTCATGATTACATTTAACATACTAACTGTTACAAATTTTCAAAGTCTATTAGAAAAGATACTAGAATGGCGTGAGAAGTATAATGGGTTTGATCAAAACAAATGGCAACGTATCCGATTTGATACACCTTACTTGAAAGAACCCCTGCAGTATGATATGAATATTCTACCTAAGGCTGAATTTATGCCCTACATGCAAAGCCATCTAGACTTCATTCTAGCCAATTTAGATGATAAAAACCGCAGTAAATTCAATGACTTAGAGTATGCTAAATTTCTAAGAGTCGTAAAATACATGGAATCAGCTATCTATACCCCAGAAAAAATAAAAGAGGGGCGTAGAGACCTGTTTAATTGGTTTAAGGAATATGATCGCAGGAGAGGAACAGATTTTAAAGATACATTTCCAGAACTAAAAAATTTTTATAATGACTGCGGCATTGTCTAAAACATTCTGTGTATTACCTTGGATACATATCTATGCCAATCCAGACGGATCGGTATTGCCTTGCTGTGTTGGGGATCATCATATACATTTAGGTAATATTCAATCTCAAACTATTAATGAAGTTTGGAACGGTGAAAAATATAGGACAATACGAAAAAAAATGCTTGCCGGAGAAAGATGCGACGAGTGTTCTGCCTGCTACAAAATTGAAGAATCCGGAGCAACCAGTCCTCGCCAGTTCTTTACAGACAAGTTTAAAAAATATATCCCACTAACCGAGACTACAAATTCTGACGGATCTGCTGAGATGAATTTGAAATACTTTGACATTCGATGGAGTAATATCTGTAATTTTAAATGTAGGAGTTGTAGTAGTACCTATTCGTCTAGTTGGGCTACAGAAGATAACAGTATTGGACATAATAAAAAAGTTTTTATATTTGCAGGCGGCGACAGCAACGACGATCTATATAATCAGTTTTTACCTCATTTTAAAAATATTGAAGAATTTTATTTTGCAGGGGGAGAACCCCTTCTTACTGACAAACATTATGATATTTTAGAATATTTAATTTCTATAGGTAGAACAAATGTAAAATTAAATTATAATACAAATTTTAGTAGTTTAAGATATAAAGACAGATCAATAATCTCTCTTTGGAAACACTTTCCGAATATACAAATTGGTGCTAGTTTAGATAGCTGGGGAACTAGAGCTGAATATATCAGAGAAGGCACAGATTGGAAAATAATTCAAGATAATGTACGATTGATTAAACAACAACTTCCGCAT